TCATGATATTGATTGAATCAACGAATAACTGGTTAATAAAATTTTCTAAGATCATAACTTATAATATGAATTATTTTTGCAATATCCAATTAAATATATAGTTTTTGCCCGACAGCAATCTTATCAGCTTTAAGTCCTTTATTCTTTTTAAGAATTGCATCTATCGTTGTTTTATTGCGATTTGCAATGCCACCTAACGTTTCACCTTGTTTAACTGTATATTGTTTTTTAGATGATTTTTTTGTAGAAGCTTTTCCAAGTGTTGTAGCTGCAGTTTTTTTAGGTTTTATTCCAGTTAAAACATCATATACATTTTTTGCTGCAATTTTTCTTGAACTAGCTGATGCAGTTAATTCTGAACTATTAGGACGTTCAACAAACTTAGCAAATGCGTATGCTTTTCCCGTAACGGTATCAGACGCCATGGCTTTTTTAAATTGATTTGCTTCATAAGCATACTCGCCATCATACGCATCTAACAATTCATACTTGATAAAATCTAATTGAGTTTTGAGTGAGTTTGGATTCATTTTGCGACCATTTGCAAATTTAATCAATTCCTTTTTACGATCGCCTAACCATTGCAATAAACCAAATGCTCCAATTGCATTTGTTGCTGCAGGATTGAATGTAGATTCTGCCCACATATTTCCAACGATAGCACTTGCAGCTTCTTTTGAAAATCCACGAGCAATTAATAATTTAGCTAAACCAACTCCAGTATCTAACCATTTACCAGTTAATGGGCCGTTTCCTTCGTTTAATAAAGATGTAAGGCGTATCATCGTCCTCGTTCCTCTCTAATTATTAATTCACCTAATACTTCTAATCGACCTACTTCTCTTTGAAATTCGGTTTGTGACATTGAAGTAGATATCTTTTTATATGTTTCTTCAAATTCCTTTTTTGCTTTATCTAAGTCAAAACGTCCTGCAGCTGCTTTTTTATAGTAAGGCAATTTAACTTTGAAATGATGCCACGTTAAAAGTGCTAATCCACCCTTCTTATGTGCGGTATTAGCAATCTTCTCTGCTCCAGCTTCTCTAGTATCTGCAAATGATTCGAAAGTGTCTGGTTTATCTTTTGATTCAAAAAGTAAATTTATTAGTTTCATATTAATAAATATTACTTGTTTGTTTTATCTTGTTTAAACTCCGTCATATATGAATAGTCTGTTTCATAGCCAGCTTTTCCCTCAACGGAATAAACAGTCATATCAATCTTATATCCCGGATTCTTATCTATTCTATTAAATGTCCAAGCATTATCCATCCATATGATTCTATTGTTAGGATATATAAAATAGTTTCCGTTATCCATTTTGAATACATGTCCGCATTTATGTTCTGGAGTTTCAGAAAAATTAGTGTCTAATACGTTGCGATTTTCATGACTCCAATCTAATGTAAACATATACACCCCTTGGCGCTTGACACCTGTAATGCTAATTAGATCTGCACGTAACCCCGATAATCGTTCTCGTACTTGAACATCAATGTAAGAAGAAAAACAATCCCAATATACATGTTCCGTTAATGGCAACGTTTCAGCATTCTTCTTCCAACAAAATGCATGAATTGGTCTTCGTGTCCAATTTACTCCATTTTCTAGAAATGCTTCAAATAATGGCGTTCTTTTTTGTATCGATGCTACAGAATGTACATCTGCAGCAGTATATTCACTTTGTCCTCGTTCAAAATTAAATAAAAATTCATTACGTATAAAACATGTAATGGTTGGTATGTTTGCGTTTAAGTAAGCCAATCTATTTCCTCGTTAGTGTATAAACATGTTAATTCTTCTCCAGCACAAATATCTCGAAGTGCAATGTATTTATCTAACGTTAAGTCGTGATATACATTAGGCGTTTCTGAATGATTAATATAGTATGCCATATTAATATTATTATATGTTCTAGAAAGCCAAATTCCAAATTTATCTGAATTACATGTAGAGTTTAAATGTATTCGTATTGCATCATCATCGATCTTATCAAACGGAATATGAATTATATCCGGGTCAACGTCATGAAATAAAACAAAACCGTTGTTGATTTTTGTAAGTGCAAAAACACCAACTCCGTCACATACGCGCGACGGAGCTAACTTGGTTTTACCAAATTGATTGATACTATGTAGTATCTGTTCAAACATATTATTTTCTGTGTTTTGAAATTTCAATTGCTGCTAATTGTTTAAGTGCTGCTTTTTTAGTTGGATGCGTTCCTAAACGTTTTCCGCCTTTACTAGGATATACTGCCCAACCGCCTTCAACTTTTTGAATCTTTTCATTCATTGAGCGTTTAAGATGATTTTTAAAATCGACTGGAACGAATTGTGGTTGTTGAGAATTGTATGCATCATGATCATCATGACCAAAATTACTAGTAATGAAATGATATACTTCTTCTACATCATCTGCAGAAGTTGTTATATGATCTACAGCCCATGCATGGCCATCACTTAATAGTTTATCTACTTGCATTGGATCCATTTCAAGCAATTCTCCAACTGCATGATGAATCGTTTTTAAATTCTGAAAGAACATGTAGTTGTTGCTTTCCGTGTCTTGACATCCGCCAGACATTCCACCACAACCGCAACCACATTCGTTAAGTCGTTTCATAATTAAACCTTGTTTTTAGCTACGATAGACCATATGGCACCAACTAGTGTTACAACGCCACCAATAATTTCAGTAACCACAGTTTCATCAGCTAAACCTCGAGCAACGACAATACCTCCGACAAAAGTCAAAGTGTGTCGTATGATTCCAAGTACTTGTTCTTGTGTAAGTTTCATAATTAACCTTTCTTTTATATAAATATATTATGGTTGAAAACCGACATATGTCCACTGATCTCCATCATAAATCCACAATATTAAATTGCCTTTTTCGAAATACATAGAACCCGTTGTTGGAGCGGTTGGAGCTTGTAATGGTATTGAAAATCCCGATCCTGTATCGATAGATCGTAAATCCAATGCCGTTTTATTTCCGAATGTAACAGATCCAAATCCTTTTCCAGCTGATCCAGTAAAATAAGTTTCTCCAGATGTTACTAAAAAATTAGTAGCCGAAATATTCATATTTGAAGCAGATGCTGCAAAACTACTTACAACCGTTAAACTACCTGTAACAGCTAAAGACCCGGTTATTCTAGCACTACCCGTAAATGGAAATCCGACACCAGATCCGCCTCCTGCATTTAATGCAAATGAAGCTGTTGTTGCAAATGATGCACTTGTTGCTATTCCTGCTAAAGATCCGCTAAATGAACCCGTTGCTATTACAGTATCTGTAGAGCCACCACTTAATGCATCTATAGCTCGAGTTACATGTTCAGCTTGTATCGTACCCCCATTTGAGATACCTGTTTTATTTATTATTGCCATTTATGTTCCTTTTCTTATATATAGGCCAATTCTTTGTTTTTTCATTCATCCATTCCTGTCGATCATCGCAACCACAATCTTCATCAAGTATTTGCGCAATTCGTTTTGCAAGTTGATCTAAACCAGTTGCTACAGTTATTTTTTTAATGTCATCACCCAAACCTCTACTTTGCATAGCGCGCTCCATTTTGTATTGCATTACGCAATTGCATTATCATTGTTCGTTGTTGAGGCGTTACAGGTATTTCAAATACTCGTCCGCCCGGGTATGTATATGTTTCAACGCCGGGGCGCATCATTTTCATATGCCCCGTGTCATCGATGCCTATTACTGCGTGTGACACATTGCGCATTGTGATATTATTGCTAGGTATCATTGTGCAACGTCCCGGGTGTTTCCATTGTCCCATTGCATCTTCTACCGCACCGGTAAATTTCATTATGCGCATCCACCCAGATTCGTCTAACATTTTTTCGCCATTAACATGTTTTGCTAATGCAGTTACCGCATCTTCATGTATAACGGATTCTGTTTGCAAATATGCTACTGTTACTTTGCGAAGCAGATTTTTTAACTTGTCTAGATGTCCATCATTACGAAGTTTTTTGTAAGCCAAATTTTCTACTGAATATTCGCCTTCTGCATCTAATCCTGCTTGTCGCATAGAACGTATACGACGCATTAACGCATTAATTCGTTTTTTTAGTTTAGGATCATTTGCATCAAGTTGTTCAATTTCATATGCTAATGGTTTTACTTTTTGATCAATAATACTATCATCAATCGATATCATATCAGCACTAGGTTTACGAATCCATTTATTATTAAGTAACGAATATTCTCCCACCGATGAATGTAATTCTTCATTCGAATCTTGTGCATACAATTCAATTGGAGTTCCTTGCAACGAAAGTGGATAATTTGTATTCCAAACGGATTTCTTTGCCATTAAATAGTTTTTAACTAGATGAATGTTTTCTCCTACTTGCATATAATTAATAACAACGTGAAGATCAATATCAGAATGTTCTGTCCAATTGTAATTAGCATTGCTGCCAATTAGTATGATATCTTTAACTTCTGCATCAATTTCTAAGAATGCGTAAAATTCTTTTACAATCTTAAGAAACTTTTTACGTAGGCCTGGCTTAAGCCGATCGCCGTCCCAAAGTTTTGGATTAAGAGTTTTCTGTGTTTCGTATTCGTTTAGCATCTTATATAAATATAGATACTTGACATAATTACAAAGATTTTAACATTGCAATCATTCTAGGGCATGGGTGAATATCTGTTTTGTCTTTACGATAAGAATTGTGAGTATATACGCCATTATCGCCGCTAAGTGCTCGTTTAGAAACTGACCACATATCCTTTTCGTTGTATGTCAAATTAATTCCGTATGTATCGCGCCAATACAATAAAAGATTTTTAGTAGATTCAATTTGTGCATCAGTGTATCGATGATAATACTTATATCCTTTATATGGAGTTTCTAATTCAGTAACTTGATCTGCAGGAACTTCTCTATCAACATAGTTATAAAACTTGTCACCTTTTTTCTCTAATGGCCCCCAACTACAAATTTCAATGCCAATTGATAATTTATCTAAGCTTTTAACAGGAAGACCATTTGCACGAAATACATCTCCTTTAACACCTAAATGATATGCCCAAAAGCGAGATGAAAATGCTTGGCAAATTTCTCCATCATATGTATCTTTTGATGCACCTTTGCCTGATATAGTTACGCAGGTTGCAATGCGTCCTCTATCATCCGTATCCCACATTTTAATTGTGCCTACGCCAGATGAATTGCCGGCTGTGTGATGCAATACGATTTGTGTTTTTTTGATTTCTTCTTTTACATATTGCGACTCTCGCAATGGAACTTGTTTGATTTTTGTAACATCTAAACTCATTGTTAATCCTTTTTACGGTCTCCTTTATGAAGATCTATTTTATCTAATATGCTTGTTAATAATGTCGCTTCAATAAATCCTGACATTGATGCATTTTTCAATGCACTAATGATTTGAAAGAATAAGAAAGGAAATAATATAGTTTCACTTAACCAACTCGTTCCCGGATATCCTTGTTCTACTATTAGTAATGTTGATAAAAACATGATCCAAATTACTAGGGTTTGTAATACTTTAAGAGCTTTATATGTTTTGAAACCTTCTCGTTTCATACCAGCAATTACTCCAAAAAATCCATCTAACATTACTACTGCAACTAGAGCCAAATATTGATCTGCATTATGCATTGTTAAATTTAAAAAATACGTACAAATAAATGATAGGGTCGTTGTACTACTTACTAATAGAAATGTTTTCATCCGTTTCATATCCTTACACTACTGGTTGATTGTCATCATTCTTCTTCTTCGATGTTGGCGAAAACTTGTCTGCCGTTGTGCTAAACATGGCAGCTATAACAATATATTCAATTGCTGATACTAGGTGTTCGTCTGGTGCTATTGATTTAGGATACAATGAATTAATAAACATCATGGCCATGAGTGATACAAATCCTACAACGCCGATAACGCGCTTTGATGATACATCGCCAGATCTAGAATCTGACAATAAACGTTGCAGGAAACTTTTGGTTTGACGCATTGCAATCCTTATTCTTAATAACATTCGTTTTCGTTTCATAGATAAATATGTTGTTGGTTAAGTTTAATGAGATTTTTTTCATATGTTTCTAGATGATTGATAATCACAGTAAAGCAATCTAGTTTAAATTCACCTATAGCGCCATTATCTGCAATAATTTCTGGAAGTTGCTGAATGTATTGAAAATTGTGATTTCCTAATTGTGATGCATCAAGTATTACAACAACTATATCATTTTCTCCTTCTGGATAATTTAAGCCTAAATTCAAAACGCGTTTTGTTAAATCAAACTTAGTATTTGGTTGTTCTTTTTCAATATACGCAGTTGTAATTACTTGCATATCATCATCGATGTAGATTCTATCGCACCATGGTTCTAATGCTTCTAATATAGGTAATGTGCAATTATGAACTACAAATGCAATATTATATTTTGGTATTATAATTGGATACTGATATTCATTGTTTTTAATCCAGCTACCCCATTTACGTAAATAGTTTCTACTAGCTCTTGTACAAGCTTGTTTATAATATTCATCATCTTGTCCAACCTGTTCTGTCCATCTATGTCCTCTACAAGTTAAATGATAAACGAATGCATCGCGACTTTGTATTAATTCATATCCGGCTAATATCCAACGTTGAAATATATCTGAATCTTCATATGGAAATGGAGCAAATAATGGATCATGGCCTCCTATTGCTTGAAAATCTGATTTATATAAAATCCATGGTGCGAACATTCCATATGTTACTCGATCTACATTTTCTTCTTGCTGTTGCATTGCAAATTCTTCAAATGCATCAATATTTAATGTATCAAAGTCTTGTCCAAAATCCATTATGATTTTTTCTTTACCCGGAGGGTGTAAAGGTGGTTCTATACGGGTCGCACAGACAACTTTTCCTGGTTGTAAGTGCTTTACTAAGTTTTCTATATAACTTGGGCCAATAATCATATCGGCGTGTAATATGCCCACTATTTCGTTTGTAGCATATTCTATACCTTGATCATATAAAATAGTATGACCCGTTCTCTCCTCTACCCGCATTATAACTAGATTTTCATCTTCGGCATATCGTTCTTTCATCCAATCCCACGTCCCATCAGTCGAACCATCATCTAATAAAATTATTTCTGCAGTCGGAGCATGTTTTTTAATACTTTCGTACGCATTTTTTAAGTGGCGCAAATTATTGTAACTAGGTATAATTAGTGATATCATATTTGTTGAATTGTTACTCCCCAAATTACATTAGGTGTATATAAATTATAATGTGAATAAAATTTTGGATCATTTATTTCTGCAGACATTTCTTCCCATGTATTGAAATCTGCGGAATAAAAGAACTTTTCATTTGAAACATAATATCCATTTCTTTGCAATTCTTGTTTAATTAAATTCTGCCTACGATAATCATAATACCGTAAAAATGGTTCTCCAGATTCTTCATAATTCATATATGGCCCAGCTGGCAATGTAATTATAAGTTTTGAATTTGCATCTTTAAGAAGTTTA